GCTATTTCATTTGCTGTTGAAGCACTCAAATCTAAGTACACTGAAGCTATGGGCGTCGAAGGTCAACTCTTTAAAGGCAAACCTGCCAGCAACACTCGTGATGTCTTCCGCTCTCAAGCTGAAGTAGTAGCAGCGATGTCTGATCCTCGCTATGATCGAGACCCTGCATATCGTCAAGATGTGTTTGCTAAACTTGAACGCTCTGATCTTCAATATTGATGAACGACACTAACATCTTCGCTAAGGAACCATCTATGTACACCGACAAAGACTACACTGTTCCCCACAATGAACGAGCCGAACTTCTCAATGGCCGCCTGGCTATGCTTGGCGTTATTGCAGCTATCGGCGCTTACGTTGTTACTGGTCAACTAATTCCTGGAGTATTCTAGTGCCCCTTAAGAAAGGCTCATCTGATAAGACCGTCTCTGCTAACATCCGTAAGATGAAGGCAGAAGGTTATCCTCAGAAGCAAGCTGTTGCTGCTGCACTCAACAGTGCTGGTAAATCTAAACCTAAAAAGAAAAAGTAACTACCATGCCTAAAGTCGGAAACAAAGAGTATCCTTATACTCCTGCTGGTAAAGCAGCAGCAAAGAAAGCAGCAGCAAAGTCTGGTAAAAAAATGACACCAGCTCCTGCTAAGAAAAAGAAAATGATGTAGTATTGATAGATCCGTTAATACTGCGCGTGTATTGGCGGATTAGAAAGAGTAATCAATATTAAAGTTCTTCGCTTTATTATTATGATTCCTGTTCTAACTACTCTATCGGTGATCGCTAGCTGGTATGGTCCTGGCTTTAATGGCAACCTAACTGCTAGTGGCGAACGATATAATCAAAACGCCCTTACTACAGCGCACAAGACACTCCCCTTTGGTACACGCTTACGTGTATGTTTCAAGAGGTGTGCCGTTGTTCGGGTAACAGATCGTGGTCCCTACATTCATGGTAGGAGTCTTGATCTCAGTAAAGGTGCGGCTGATGTAATCGGTCTCACTGGTTCTGGAGTTGGACAAGTCAAAGTAACTCGTCTTAACTAACTTCAAACTATGACTGCAACTCTCGCAGCCCCTCGCTCTCAAGGCAACACTTGGGAGCGCTTTTGTAGCTGGGTCACCAGCACCGACAATCGTCTTTATATTGGTTGGTTTGGAACACTGATGATTCCGTGCCTCCTTGCAGCCACCATCTGCTTTATCATTGCATTCGTTGCGGCTCCCCCTGTCGACATTGATGGCATCCGTGAGCCCGTAGCTGGGAGTCTTCTTTATGGAAACAACATCATATCGGGAGCCGTCGTTCCGAGCAGCAATGCCATCGGACTACACTTCTACCCAATTTGGGAAGCTAATTCACTTGATGAATGGCTCTACAACGGCGGTCCTTTCCAACTCACCGTCTCCCACTTCCTCATTGGCATCTATGCTTACATGGGACGAGAGTGGGAACTTAGCTATCGACTAGGGATGCGCCCTTGGATTTGTGTTGCATACTCAGCCCCCGTTGCCGCAGCGTCGGCAGTCTTCCTCGTATATCCGTTTGGTCAAGGTTCGTTCTCCGATGCTATGCCTCTGGGTATTTCGGGGACCTTCAACTACATGCTTGTTTTCCAAGCCGAGCATAATATCCTTATGCACCCCTTCCACATGCTTGGTGTGGCTGGCGTGTTCGGTGGGTCGCTATTCAGTGCGATGCACGGTTCACTGGTTACGTCCTCTCTTGTTCGTGAAACAACTGAAGAGGTATCTCAGAACTATGGTTACAAGTTTGGTCAAGAGGAAGAGACCTACAACATTGTAGCTGCTCATGGTTACTTTGGTCGTCTGATCTTCCAATATGCATCTTTCAATAATAGCCGTAGCCTTCATTTCTTCCTTGCTGCTTGGCCTGTTGTTGGTATCTGGTTTGCTGCTTTGGGCGTTTCGACCATGGCTTTCAATCTTAATGGTTTCAACTTTAACCAAAGTCTTATCGACTCTCAAGGGCAAGTGATTAATACTTGGGCTGACATTCTTAACCGAGCTGGTCTTGGTTTTGAAGTGATGCATGAACGTAATGCTCATAACTTCCCCCTCGATCTTGCTACAGCAGAGGCAACTCCTGTAGCACTTACTGCACCTATCATTGGTTAATCATGGCACGCGCTAATCCTTTTGATCCGAAGAACTCTTCGGTATCCGCTGTTCAATATGTCACTACTACCGCTGGTTCTCCTGCGTTTGCTACGGCATATGGTGAGGCTAACCAAACCCTCACTGAGATGAGCCCTAAAGGTACTAAGGTGCAAGCTGGTACGCTTGCTGCCTGGTAATGGCTAAAAAGAAATCAGTCAGTCTACAGATTGGCAAGCATAAATCTAGGTCTGGTGGACTGACTGCAGCTGGACGTGCTAAGTACAACCGTGAAACTGGATCTAACCTGAAGGCACCACAGCCTGAAGGTGGTCCACGTAAGCGTTCATTCTGTGCTAGGATGTCTGGTGTCAAAGGTCCTATGAAAGATGAAAAGGGTAGACCCACAAGGAAAGCCCTAGCCCTTCGTAAATGGAAATGCTAAATGGCTAAACCTGGACTATACGCAAATATCCACGCCAAACGCGAACGTATCGCTAAGGGTAGTGGAGAGAAGATGAGGAAGCCTGGAGCCAAAGGTGCTCCTACAGCTGCTCAGTTTAAGAAGGCAGCTAAGACTGCTAAGAAAAAATAGCTCATTGGAGCAGGGCACCTCAGAGTCGGACCCTGTTCCTCTTGGCTTAGGCCGAGTACGCTCGATACCCTTTGCCATGACAGTCGGAGAGACGACAACAAAAATGACAACAAAAATTCTAAGCGCTTAGAGAGACAACACACAACAATTCTCTCTTTACTATTGTGGCTAACACTACTCAAACTCTGGTAGGTGCTCTTAACAAAGTTAATGACGGCTCCTACGATTCTAAATATGCAACTTACCTGAAACTGTTTTCAGGTGAGATGATCAAAGCCTATGAATCGGCTACGATCGCTAAGGATACTGTACAGACCCGTACTCTTCGTAACGGCAAATCTTTGCAGTTTATTTATACTGGCCGTATGCAGGCTGGCTATCACACTCCCGGCACTCCTATCCTTGGTAGTGGTGATCCTCCGGTGGCTGAGAAGACCATCATTTGTGATGACCTTCTGATCAGCTCTGCATTCGTATATGACCTGGATGAAACGCTGGCACATTATAGTCTGCGTTCTGAGATCTCTGCTAAGATCGGTCATGCTCTGGCCGAAGCTTATGACAAGAAGATCTTCCGTATCATCGCTAAAGCTGCCCGTCAAGCTCACCCTATCACTGCTGCTCCTGGTCCTGAGCCCGGCGGTTCTGTGATCCAACTGGGTGCTACTAACGAGTACAATGCTCAAGCACTCGTCGATGCATTTTTTGAGGCTGCTTCTATTCTCGATGAGAAGAATGTTCCTAAGACTGGTCGTCATGCTGTGCTGTCCCCGCGTCAGTACTATGCTCTGATCAGCCAAGTGGATACCAACATCCTGAACCGTGACTACGGTAACACCTCTGGTAATCTGACCAGCGGTGAGGGTCTCTATGAGATCGCTGGTATCTCCATCAAGCGTTCTAACAACCTGCCCTTCCTGGCTGGTACTGTGAACTCTGTTCCTGGTGAGAACAACGATTACTCCGGCGACTTCAGCACCCACTGTGGTCTGATCTATCAGCGTGATGCTGCTGGTGTCGTGGAAGCAATTGGTCCCCAAGTGCAGACGACTGGTTCTGATGTTCGTACCATGTACCAAGGCGACGTTATCGTTGGTCGTCTTGCCATGGGTGCTGACTGGCTGAACCCCGCTGCTGCTATTGAGCTGCAGTCGGCTCGCTCCTGATAATAGGGAGGCAATCTAGTGGCTATTACCCCTGGCACTTCTAAAGTTGTAAAGATTCCTGCTACGCAGATCTTTAGTTCCGGTAGCTCCGTTGCCTCCTACACCCTGAACCCCTGCTCTCCTCTTGAAGCAGGGCGTCTGGTTGTAGGTAACGGTGTGCAGGATCGTGCAACAACTGGCTCCTCCATTTCTGGAGCAACCGCTTCGTAACTCAATCTAGGATAAACAATGTCTATCACTCTTAATGGTAATATCGGTGCTGTGTATCAGCCTGATATGATGCAGCTGGCTAACGTTGTTGACGCTAACCAAGTTGTTAACAACAGCTCGACTCTGGTCGATGTTCCCCAGCTGAAGCTTAACGTTGATTCGTATGAGCGTGTGCTCTTCCGTGTTAACCTGTTCTACAACACTGCTACTGGTGCTGACTTCAAGTATCAAGTGGCTATCCCTAGCACCCCTACCCTGTACCGTCAGCTGACTGAAGGTATGGCTCCTGATGACACTGCATTTGATCTGGCTGTTGCCACTTCTTCTGCTGCTGTGTCTATCCTTGGCGCTGCTAACACCAACGGCTTCCTGCGTGTTACTGGTGTACTGGTGAATGGTGCTAACGCTGGTACCCTGCAGTTTAAGTTTGCACAAGATGCAGCTACTGCTAGCGATACCACTGTGTATGCTGGTTCTTTCCTCGAATATCGTCGGTTCTGATCATGGCAAACATTTCTCAAGCCGCTGGGGGCGGTGGTGTAAGTGGTCGTGGCGCTCCTGGTGCTGTGACTGGCGCTTACGATACTGCCTATACTGCTAATGGTAACCTGGCTGTGGCTGGCTCTAATGCCGTCCGTCGTTCTGTTGCTAAGACTAACGGTACTACCGTGTCCAAGGTGTTCTCTATCACCTCTGGTTTCCGCACTGCCTATGCTGGTGTGGAAGTTGATTCTCCGGCACTTGATGCTACTCGCACTGGTGCTTGATTAAATCTACTGGGGATCCTTTGTGGTCCCCTTTTCTTTTACTATACATATAACGATATTGTTATTATGACATTTTCTACCACTGGCTCTAAGACTGAGCTTCAAGCTGTCAATCAGATCCTGGCGTCAGTTGGTCAGGCTCCTGTGACTTCTATTGATACGGAAACGATTACTGTAAATGGTAATCAGGTTACCGTAGTAACCAACCCGGACGTTGCGATTGCTTACGATACTCTTCAAGAAGTATCACGTGAAGTTCAAGGAGAGGGTTGGACGTTTAATAAAGAATTTGATTATCCGTTCACCCCCAATAATAACAATCAGATCCTATGGCCAAATAATGTCCTACATATGGATCTCTCTGATAACCCTAATTATGCAACCAGTTATAGAGAAAAGGACACTGTAAAGCGTGAAGGTAAGTTGTATGATCGCATGAATCATACGTACACATGGACTGATACAATCTACTGTGATGTGCTTTGGTTCTTTGAATGGACTGATCTACCGTCTCCTATCCAAGATTATATCACCTGTAGGGCTGCTGCAATCGCCTCCAGTAGGCTTGTAGGTGACGCTACGCAGTATCAGATCCTCCAACAGAAAGAAGCCTATGCAAGGGCACAGGCGTTGGAGTATGAATGCAATGAAGGTGACTACAGTATGTTTGGTTACCCACGTCAGGGTACCTTCTATCAAAGCTATCAACCGTACAACGCTCTGCAGAGATTCTAATGGCAGCAGTAACACAATTTATCCCAACCTTCCTTGGTGGTGTCAGTAAGCAAACTGACATTAAGAAACAACCTGGACAGGTTAATCAAATCCTTAATGGATTCCCTGATCCAACATATGGTTTGCTAAAAAGGAATGGAAGTCAGTTCCTTGGTCTTATTAATGAGAGCACTGATAACTTCACCGATGGTCATTGGTTTCAAATCTCTCGTGATAATGACGAACGTTACATCGGTATAATTACAAAGGCTGGTAACATCCGTATCTGGAATACTGTACCCACAGT